ATCCACACCGTTGACCTGCGTCTTGAGCTGGTAGTTGGAGGCCGTCAGAGACCCAGCACCGTTGGCATATATCTGGGCGTAGTTGACACAAGGGAAGGCCAGGAACTTGACGGGCTGAGCCAGGGCCAACTCCTGGACGGGGTTGGTGCCGAGCACGACACGCTGCACCTGGGTGATGAGCAGATCCTGTTGAGGCGCCTTGGCAAAGTAGTCGCGCTCGGTCTGGTCCAGGTACACGAAATTGGTCCAGGCCTGGAACTGGAGGGAGTTATACGTGGTGTTGGTGTTGGCCGTACCACCCACAAAGGCGATGGTCAGTGTGCTTGGGATAGTAGCAGACAGAACAGTCTGAGAAGGGAAAGAGACAATGACGTTCGAGTAATACACATTCGACACGTAGACTGGGCCCGTGATGGGCAGACCCGCCACGTACTGACCGACCTGAATGGAAGAACCCACCTGGCTCACCTGGCCGCTGACCACGAGGGTCGTGGAGGTGGCGGCGACCGCCTGGGCGGTGTAAGAGGCAACCTGGGCGGACACGAGAGGCTGGTACAGGCTCACGGTGTTGCCCGTCAGGAAGGATCCGCTTATGTACCCGTTTGCAGTGTTGGAGAAGGCGACGATAACGTTGGACAGGGCACCCAGTGACACGTTCGAGAAAGACTGAACGACCGCCACGTTGGTCTGGAGGTTTGCAGTTTGACCGACCACGAGCATACCCGGGAACAGGGGCCCATCGGTCTGGACCACGTACAGGTTCGCCGTGTTGGAGGACAGAGTCGCGTCAGAGATGACATTCATGGTCGCGGAGGGGAGGGTGGGCAGGACGGGGGTGGTCGTGTTGCCAATGGTCACAGTCTGGTTCAGGTAGGGAGACCAGGTGATGCGAACCTCCACATCGTGGAACTGGAGGCCAATCAGGGGCAGACACACGGACCAGTCCTTACAGAAGAAGAACTTCAGAGGCAGGAAAGAATTCTTCTGGTTGTTGAAGGTGGAGCTGTTCAGGTTCAGGTACCGCTGGGAGTAGTTCTGGGCGCCCGTGATGGGCTCGATGTCGGTCATGTACTCGATATCCTGGGTGTCCACAATCTGGCCGCCAATCAGGAGCTCAACCTTGTCAATGACCTTGGTCCAGTCCAGGTTGACCATCTGGGCACCGTTGTTATCACGGACAGTCAGGTACACGTAGCTCAGCAGATCGCCCTTCTTCTCGAAACGGATCGTGGAAATGCCGCCCGCAATGGGAGTTCCCTGAATCACCTGACGCTCCACAGAGTTGGAGTAGTGCGTGTAGCGCTTGTAGTTGGACCGGTAAAAAGAAACCTCGGGCTTGCCGGTCAGCCAAGCGTCCTGAGGGCCGACGGCAACGAGTTGGACAACACCTCCCGACATTTAGTACTAGCTCATATTTTTTTAGTTGACGGAAACCGTGTTAAAAGATGAAGTCCCCATGGCTGGGTCCGCCTTTTTTGGAGTGGCCAGGGAGTATGCCAAAGGATTCTTTTCGAGCTGCTGGATAGCAATGTCCAGAAACGCACTCGATGCGCGCGGATTGGGGTTCGACTTGAATTCGTTGAGTGGATCATCAAACTCCGGAGGCACGACGCCACGACCCTGGTTCGAACCGGTAATGGCCATGGGACCTGGCTGTTCTGGCCGAGACTCGATACGAAGCTGGGTCGCAGCGCCCACCTGGTTCACTGGATCGTTGCGAACATTCATACGAGCGGCGTTCGCGGCCCGATCGGGCTTGGTTCGGTACCCTGATGACCGAGTCAGGTCCGTGTCTGTGTAGCACGTCTTGCCCTCGGCATACGGCTGAGACACGTTGTATTGCGGAGGCCCGTCTGAAAGGGTATCCGTGCGTAGACCCGTCTCTCCGCGAATTGTGGGTTTCTTGGTCTTGAGGAAATTCGGACGACCCTCGGCACCAACCAGTGCGCTCTGAGCACCGCCACCTCCATACGCGGCGGGATCACGGAACGCCGTCTTTGTAGCGGCAGCTTGGTGTGTGATATCACCGATATATGCGGCACCTCCGTTCTTAACCACGGGGTTGGGGGGTCCGTCACGACCTTCAAGTGTCGTGAGGCGCTCCTCGTTAATGTTTGTTGGCAAAGCACGAAAGTAATCATGGAACCCTCCAGCCGCCATCACGTTGGGGCCGACGCCAAGACCGGGGCCAATGTTCATGGGAGTCTCGAGAGGGGACAAATTGTTTTGCTTATTCGTCACATATTCGCGGTTGTACAAGTCATAAACTGGCTGACCATAAGGGAACCGAGAATTTGTCGGAGTCACGTCCTGAAGGTTCGGGACGGCATCCTTGGGTTGGAGGCGCCAATCGTGAATACGGCGTCCAAAGTCTGGATTTGTGTTCCGGAGATCGAATGCATCTGCGCGGTGACCGACTGAATCAGCCATCATATCGATGTTGCGACGGGTAAGAGGGGGTTTCGTGGTTGCTGGTGGGGGTACCGACGCCATGGGAGTCTTGTCAGACTCTGCGAGCGTCTTCCCAGCAAACACAAGACCAACGACGGCGGCAAGCGCCAGGGGATCCATCGTATTGATATTAATGTATCTTTTTTTTGGCCTAGGGAACACAGGGCGGGGGAACCTTCGGCCTTGGGGGAATTTACCGGTTCCACGTCTTGTTATCCTTGGAGTAATATCGCTGAGCAAAACGGTCATTCTGATACTCTCCAAATGTGTTGATTGGGTTCCACTCAAGCACGCGAAGAGGCAGTGTGACGTACGTATTGGGGAAATCGTAGGTCTGCTCAGACCAGCCCTTCTTCCAAGATGTGGTTGGCTCTTCACGGAGACTACTTTCAACGGACGTCTTGTCTTCAAGAACGACCTGCGCTGGGCCGTACCATACGCCCTTCTCGAGCGTCAACGGGCTTATGTCCAGTGTCGGCATTATTATTCTATTCGTATATTTAATTTCCACCGCGCATTTGAGGACGCTCTGGGAACTTGGAATAGAAGCGATCTGGATCGCAGCCGGCGCCACCCTGATCATTGCACTTGGCCGAGAATGGTTTGCCATATGCCGCCTGAGCGAACCCTGTTTGATCGTTTGGAATGGTGCTTGATGGCATAGTGTAAAAATTGCGCTCGGCATCGCGTTGACGCTCGAACGGGTGAATTTGACTCCATGCTTCTTGCACCTTGGAGCGCACGCTGGGGTACCATGCCGCCGCTGGGCGATCGGGATTGTCCACGTAATCACTCAACAGCACATTCCCCATAGAATTCTCTGTTGTTGGAAGAGTCACATTCGGCCGGAACAATGTTGACTGACGAGCATCTCCAATAGTCGACCGAAGAGCTCCCCCGTCCTTTATCATATTTGTGATCCACATGTAATACAAAACGGCGAGTGCTACGCCGCCGAGCGCAAAAATTCGAGCGTCGCGATTGACGAGGTACACAATGCACACGGCGTATAGAATGAAACGGGTTGTTGCTGAAACACGCTGATCTGCCGACTGTGTTGCCGTTGGCCAAAAAGTCAAGAGGTCACTTGACTTGAAAACGTCCTTGGGATCCATATACTTCTATTTACGAATATTCTTTTTCTTCTTCCCTGAAGGAGGGAGGGCTCGCCGAGGGCTCTCCCCAGTCCCGCCCCCGAGTAGGGCCGCGAATGGGTTCCCTGCACCACCACTCATCATCTGACTGAGCATACTATTGACGCCGGCCATCAAAGATGCCTCATCAGGCTGGCCGTTCGGCCCGAGCTTCATGTTCTTGGCGCAATTCTCGGCTGCCGCCTCAATTGCACTGAGCGTCTCTGGCGGAAACATGCTCATAGTTGTGGAAATCATGTACAGGGATGAAAGATATTGCCAAATAGCCTGCTTTGTGTTGTCTGAACAATCCTCACGCTTCCAAATAACGTGAAGGTTGAGACTCTTTGCAAACTCATTCTGTTCGCAAAAAAAGGATTCGTCGTGGGCTGACATTTGACCTGCCCACGGTGCAACCTGTTTCATAAACACCGAACAGTTCACTGGTGTCTTCGAGGGCTCATCGGGGAAGGCGCGTGCAAGCTCGCCGAGGAACTGACCCATCATTTCATCAAACGCTTTTACGGTCGTCATATACTCCAACTCAAGGGCACAGTCCTTAAGTTAAAAAGGCTCTTTCAAAATGGGTCCTGAATCTCCCTGGCCTTGGCTGACTATAAAATACACGAGCACGGCAACAAGGAATGCCGGCTTGAAATATTCTGAATTTTTCAATTTCTCTTCATTATTCATCTTTGATTTAATGAGTACGTATCCGGCGACAAGGGCAGCAGCAATAACGGCGGCACTCATAGGTTCACGAAAGTACTGATCCATGCTCTTCTTCTATTACGTATGGTTTAATTTCTCAATACGAGATGGCGCATCTGCAAACAAGGACTCGCCCTCTTCGGGTGCTGGAGTCGCGCCTGGGACGCTTGGGGGTGTCAACGAGTTGTTGACCGTGACGGCTGTATCAACACCACCCGGGGTCTTGCCAAACTCCATGTTCCCCGTGTTTTGGGGGAGGCCTTCAGTTGGATTCTCCTCCTCCGGGGGCACATCGTCTGCCAGGTCAGGGACGTCTTCGTCTTCACCCTCCTCCTCGTCGTGGTCCATGTCCAAGTCATCACCTGCGGCCGGGAGGGGCAAGTACGTATTGAGAATCTCGGCCGTAGGGATCAGATCCTCGATGACCTCTCCAATTTTCTTGCAAAATCGGGCATACAAAACCTCCTTGCGCTCCTCCTCGGGTTTGTTGTCCACGATGATACTAGGACTTTCATAGAGGTCCTTGGCACACGCCTCATAACACCGCTGGACAAAGACGTCATTCGCGGGGAGCTTGATGCTAATCTTCTTGGACTTGCGGTCGGTCCGGATCGCACTCAAAATCTTGACGTGAATAACAAAGACGGCCGCCAACAGATTTGGGAACAGGGACTGGTTCTTGATGATAGCCTCTGTATTTTTGAGTGAAATTGAAGAGTTCCATGTCTTGACGCCCCGGAGGAGCTCCTGGAAGACTCGCGTGGTGTTCTTGCCCTGGGACTCCTTCTTGGCTTCGAGCCATATTTCCCAGAATGCCTCAATCATCACGGGAATCATAGCATCGCAGAGCTTCTTGGTGAATCGACGCTCGGACTCGTTCAACAAGTCCATTTTAGTACCAGGTGAGAGTAAAACTTTAACGTTTTTTCGTAATCTTGAGTTTCTCTGCAGTCTTTTTGAGGTTGACGAGACTTGGAAGGTACGTGCCTGGATCCACCTCTTCCTTTTCCATTTCCGTTTCTAAAAGGACAACCTTTGTCCATTGAACACGGATATCCAAGGGTCCGACGAGATTCACAATGTACCCGAGCCGTTGGAGCTGCCGACACATGTACCCGACGGTCGAGGGGAGGTCGTACCTGGGGAACCCGACAACAAAGGGGGGTACGGTTAGAGTAGCATCCTTGTTCCCGAGTTCAGAAGATACCCTAATTTTCCTGCAAAATTGCTCAAGAAGAGCACGATAATACTCTTTTTTAGCATTTTCTCGCTTCTTTTCTGAAGCGACAATTTGTTTGGCTGACAATGCCATCTAGTTTAAGTGATGAATTTTGGAGAGGGGGGGTTACGCGGCCCGGGGCGGTCTTGGAGGCCAGTCCTTCGGACTGCTCTCAGGATCTCGTCTGCAAATTCGTCTGATTCACAATCATGCCCTGGTTATACGCGGTACTGATATTCGTCAAGTTTGGTTGAGGTGGCTGGTTCTTGTAGCCCTTGAGCGCCCCTTGAAACTGGGCGTCGAGGTTTTTGACCACGTCCGTCCACGGCTGATATACGTCGGGTTTATACCCAACAGTCGGATCGACCGTCGCCGAGTCGCCAATCTTGAGGATATCGACAGACCCATCAGTGTTCACCTTGGCATTGACGTCGTACTGGGTTCCCAGAAAGTGCTTCGTGTCGAAGAACAGTACACGGGACGTGTAGCTCCCATCGGGCTGGATATTCACAAACAGTGTATCGATGGGTGCCATGTCCGGCTTCATAGACTGGACCTTTTCTATAATTGCCTGAACAATCATGGGGGGTACTGGGGCGTCCAGGTTGACATCACCTGCCGCGTACGTTGACGTCTTCCCCTGTCGGCCGTTCCATATGAAAAAGAGTATCATGATG